TGCAGGTACTGTTCCATCTCCTACTTATGTAACAACTCAATCATTGGCGGGTTCATACAATAAAAATGTATATTTAGGTTATTCTTTTGATTTTGTCGGAACTGATAACTTAAACTTTTTGAATCCACTTCCCGTCACGTCAAGCACTACTACTGTTGGTTCTGATTTTGATTTGGCTACTTGTGTATCAAATAGTACTTCTTCTAATATTTCTTTAACTGATAGTGCTACAACCGCTCAATTGGATGCTAGGAAATTTATGATACCATTCCAAGGTGGTTTTGATGGATTCCAACCTAATAGAAAAGTATTAGTTGGTAGTGATATTTCAGCAACAAACACACAGGGATTAGATTGTTCTACGACGACCGCATCAGGCTCCATTGTGTTAAGAAAAGCAATAGATGCAGTATCAAATCCTGATGAGTTTGATATGAATATGATTGTTATTCCTGGTGTAATTAATAAATTACACTCTTCAGTAACCACATACGCAAAAGACCTTTGTGAAGAAAGAGGTGATACATTCTTTGTAATGGATGCTGGTGCTTGGAGTGATAGTATATCACAAGTTGTAAATTCACTTTCTTCGTTTGATTCCAATTATGTAGCAACATACCACCCTTGGGTTAAGATAATGGATACGAATAAGAATAAGCCTGTTTGGGTCCCACCATCTGTAGTTCTACCTGGTGTTATCGCATTCAATGACCAGGTCGCAGCTGAATGGTATGCGCCTGCTGGATTGAATCGTGGTGGATTATCAAATGTAGTTGATGTTAAGACAAGATTAACGCACGATGAGAGAGACCAATTGTATGTTGGTAGAGTGAATCCAATCGCAACATTCCCTGGTCAGGGAGCAACCGTATTTGGACAGAAAACCCTACAAGCTAAACCATCTGCGTTGGATAGAATCAATGTAAGAAGATTGTTGATTGCAGTTAAGAAGTTTATCGCATCTTCTTCAAGATATCTACTTTTTGAACAAAACAATGCGGCAACCCGAAATCGTTTCTTATCTATTGTTAATCCTTATTTGGAATCAATTCAACAAAGAAATGGTTTATACGCATTCAGAGTTATAATGGATGAATCAAACAACACATCAGATATGATTGATAGAAATATGTTAAAAGGTGATATTTTCTTACAACCAGCGAAAACTGCTGAATTCATTGTATTAGATTTCACTGTGTTACCAACTGGAGCAGCATTCCCTGAAGGATAATTTCGGATAGGGTATATTTATAATAAATTAGGAGAAATAAATGGCACAATTATTAACACCTCAAGAAATAATGTTTACCAACTTTGAACCCAAAGTTGCTAACCGATTTATTATGTATATTGAGGGAGTTCCTGCGTATTTAATTAAAGCAGCAAATAGACCTGAACTACAACAAAATAGAATAACAGTTGACCATCTCAATGTTAGGAGATATGTTAAGGGTAGGTCTGAATGGCAAGAATTAACCATTACACTTTATGACCCAATTGTACCATCCGTTGCTCAAGCCGTTATGGAGTGGGTTCGCCTACATCACGAATCAGTAACAGGTAGAGATGGTTATTCAGATTTCTATAAAAAAGAGATTACATTTAACTCATTGGGGCCGGTTGGTGATAAGGTTGAAGAATGGACATTGAAAGGGGCTTTTATTACTAGAGCCAAATTTTCAGATATGGATTATACATCAGACTCAGAATTAGCAAATGTGGAATTATCATTATCCTATGACCTGGCCGTACTACAATATTGATTAATTTTTCGGATTGTAAAAAATATAAATTGAAAAATGTGAACCCCCCAATTTTGGGGGGTTTTTGTTTATATTAAAAATATCTTAATTTTGTATTTATATATAAAGGAGAAAAGTTATGAACCAAAATCTAACGGATGATTATCAACAAAGTAATAAAGAGGTTGTAGAGGGTATTAAACAGGCCTACGAAACCCAAAAACTAAAAGAGAACAACTTTCCAACCGAAATTATAGAATTACCATCCAAAGGGTTAATTTACACCAAAGATAACCCACTATCATCAGGTAAGGTGGAATTAAAATATATGACTGCAAAAGAAGAAGATATTTTAACAACCCAATCTTATATTAAAGATGGTTCGGTGTTGGATAAGTTATTTCAATCGCTTATTGTATCAAATGGTAATGGTGAACCGATTAAGTATGTTGATTTATCGGTAGGTGATAAAAACGCAATAATGATTGCAAGTCGTATCTTAGGTTATGGTAAAGATTATGAGGTTGAGATTACCGACCCATTTACTGGGAAAAAGCAAAAAGAGAATATTGATTTAACTCAATTTGAAAATAAAGAATATGATGGTTCGGCTCAGGTGGAATTAAACAAAAATGAATTTGAGTTTGAATTACCGGCTTCAAAACGCAAGATTACTTTTATGACACTTACCGAATCAAAAGAACGGAAGATAAAATACGATTTGGAAGAAGTAAAGAAAGTTAATAAAAAATTGAAGGATGATGTTTCGAGAGAATTAACTACAAGATTAAAAACAATAATTCTTTCAGTTGATGGGGAATACAACCAACAAAAAATAAATCACTTTGTAGATAATGAACTATTTGCAAGAGATTCAAAAGAGTTACGAAAATATATAAATGAGGTAACACCTGATATAAACTTGATGTATGAGTTTATTTCCGATGAAACCGGGGAGAGGAGGGAAATCAGTCTACCTATGGACGTTTCCTTTTTTTGGCCATCAACCTGAGTATAGAAAGTTATTACATTCCCAAGTCTTTGATTTGATATTTCACGGGAATGGTGGATTTACCTGGTCCGATGTATATAATATGCCGGTGTGGATGAGAACCTTCTACATAACCAAAATTATTGAGTTTAAAAATGCGGAAAAAAAGGCGCATGATAAAGAGGCTGCAAGAATAAAATCACAAACAAGAAGAAGATAGTGAGATACCCAATAGGAATATTGGGTATTTCTATATTTATATTATATCAATTAAGGATAACTATGAAAATAAAAGTATCTAAACTTAGAGAAGTGTTCAAAAAGCACGGTTTGAATGAAGGTATTTTTGACTCTTTATTTAGAACAAAAAAATCTATTGTACAAGGACTTAGAAAAAAATTAGATGATGTTAATTCCGATATAAAAAATCAATTAATACAAATGTATGGTTCTTGGGATAAAGTTCCTGATTGGAGAAAAAACTATTTTAATTTTGATAAAGATGGAAACTATATACAACCCAAATAAAGTAATAAATGGCCGCTGATAACGATTTTACGCTTGGAAGAGATTATCTTAGACAGTTAGAAGATGCTCGTTCTTTGAGTAATAATCTTGCCGATGAATTTATGCGGATGAACAATATATCCGAATCAACAAAACAAAAAATGAAAGATATTGTTAGTTCATTAAAAGGGCAGGCAGATATATCAGACCAAATAACCCAACTTGTTCAAGCAAGAGATGAGTTTATAGAAAACGAAGTCGCTGCTGGGCGTATAATTTCTAAAAATGCACTTGATAAGCTTGATGCTGAAATTAAACTTTTAAAACTTAAAGAAAAACAATTAAATTTAGAAAAAGAAATAAAAGAATTGTTTGAGGGTACGGCAGATAGTCTTTTAGAAACTGTTGGGTTATCCAAAGAAATGTTTAAAAATGGAGTATCATTTGGTCTTGGGATGCTTGTAGCTAAAAAAGGTGCTGAAATGCTTACAACGGCATTTGACTCAACAGTTTTATTAGCTAAAGAATTATATCATCATTTAGGAACAACCGCAGGTGAATCTGCTAGGATTGGTATGGAAGTTGGAAAAGCAAGTTTTTCAATGGTTGGGTTTATGCATGGCAGTGAAGCTGTGGCTACATCAGCCAAAGAGATGGCGAGCTATTTCAATAGCACGGCTATGATTTCATCCGAAACATTGCAAAATGTTACAGAATTAAATGGAATGATGGAAGATGGTGCGGGTGCTGTAAGAATGAATGCTATAATGGAATCTACTGGCGGACATGCTCTTCATTTAACACATAGTATAAAAGATATAGCCAACAAATCAGGAGTTGCCGCATCGGCTGTATTTAAAGAAATGGACGCGCAAGCCGGAAAATTACTTGGTAAATCTGAAAAAGAACTTGAAATAATAGCAAAACAAACGGCTGCAATGGTAAAACTTGGTCTTACTAAAGAAAATTTGGTGACTGTTTCTGATAGTGTATTGGATATAGAAAATAGTATTGCTGCTCAAAATAAAGCCAGATTATTTGGGGTTGAGATGAACACTCAAGCAATAAGAGATGCGGCGGTGGCATACCAATATGGTGGTGGAAGTGCTGAAGATTTTGCCAAAGCAATAGCAGAGCAAGTTGGTTCTGCTGAAGAGTTTGGTAAAATGGCACCTGGAATTCAACAAATATATGCAAGCCAAATAGGTATGACAACTGATCAAATCACCGATATGCTTCTTAAACAAGAAGAATTAACAAAAAATACCGAAAAATATGGTGAAGATGGCGCAAAAGCTGTTGCAGCGATTGGTACTGCTTTTGATGCAACTAAATCATTTGCATCTTCAGCAATACCACTTCTTGCATCTACATCAATGCTTATGAGCAATTTAGGTATGAATACACAATCATTTGGTAAATCAATTGGTGGGGCTTTTTCAAAATTAAAAAATCTAAACCCCTTCAAAGCAATGCCAACGCCTGATTTTAATATGGGACCAACGGCATCTAAACCAAATGTTGAAATGCCGAAAGGTAATGATAGTAAGGGTATGAGTAGTATGACTGATGCTATCGAAAAAATAAAGCCCCAACAATTACTTGCGGGTGGAGCAGCTCTTGTGTTAGTGGCTGGGGGCGGGGTTGTTTTTTTTAAAAAGGGGGGAGGAATTTTTTGTTTTTTTTTGGGGG